AAGAAGAAAAGAAAGCAAAAGAAAAACCAACACCAACACCAACAACCGAAAGCGAGGAATAGGCTATGGCCGTATTCTTATCAAATGGAGTGGTCGTAACCCTTAACTCGGTCGATCTCTCAGATCACGTAACAAGCGCCAGTATTTCGAGAGTTTTCGAAGAGCTCGAGGTCACGGCGATGGGCGACTCTTCTAGACGGTACGCTAAAGGTTTGGAAACTTCTACGATTACTCTAGATTTTCTAAACGATACCGCTGCCGGAGAAGTACTACAGACTTTGCAACAAGCTTGGGGTACTACAGTGCCTCTAACGCTTAAGCAGACAAGCGCAGGTATTTCAGCTGCTAACCCTGAGTACCAGACTACAGTGCTAGTTAATAACACTACAGATATTAACGGCGCAGTAGGAGATATTTCTACTCAGTCAATTACATTCACTTGTAACTCACCTATCGTCGTAGACACTACAGTCTAAAGAAAAGAAAAGGGGCAAAAATGGCACGACTCAAAATAACAAGGGCTAACGGGGATGTAACTGAGCATCAGATTACACCCCGTATTGAGGTGGCCTTTGAGCTCTATGCAAAAAAAGGATTCAGAAAAGCCTTTAGAGAGGACGAGAAGCAGTCCGATCTCTACTGGCTTGCGTGGGAATGTATTAGATTATCTGGCGAAACCGTAAAAACTTATGGGCCAGATTTTCTCGATACGCTTTCAGAGGTCGAGGTCCTCGACGATGAACCTTTAAGCTAGGGCGAGATTCCCTAACCTATCAGGTGGCTCAGCTATCTATCCGGTTAGGGATCTCGCCTCAAGCGATACTCGATCTCGATCACGAGATGTACAAGATGTTAATACAAGTGTTAAACGATCAAGCTAAGGAGGCCGAGCAGTATGCCAGTAGACGTAAAAGGCGCTAAGGCCACTATTAAAGCTATTCGTAAGGTAGATCCTGAGCTCTTAAAGAATATGAACAAAGAGATTAAATCTGCGATGATCCCTATTCGAGACAAAGCTAGAGGGTACGCACCATCGCCTCAACCGGATAACCTTTATGGCTGGAACGAGAACACAGTAGGGCAAAAGATCACGGCACGTAATTCGGCTTTTAGGACTTTTAATACTGAAGGCCGAGTACGGCTATTTCCACTTTATGATTATGAGACGGTTAAAAAGGGTATTTACTACAAGGCTGGCGGTAGCGATAAAAATAAAAATGGATGGCGTGCTCTTTATTTTGTCGCTAATAAATCTGCAGCCGGTGCTATCTATGAGACGGCAGGCCGAGCCGAGACTACCTCACGTAAGGGCTATCGCTCAAATAACCCAGGAGCAGGTGAGCACTTTGTAAGCCGTATGGGTCCTCTTTATGGCGCTACCCGTGAGGAGCGCGGTCGTATGATTTTTAGAGCGTGGCACGAGGACCAAGGTAAAGCTCAAGATGCGGTATTAAGAGCCATAGAAAATACTATTAACGCCTTTAACCAAGGCTCATATACAAAGGCGGCATAAATGGTATCCAAGCTACCTAGTATGGTCGTAAGCGCCGTTACTACTTTTGACGGTAAAGCTCTTACTAAAGGTCAAAAACAAATAGGTGCTTTTGAGAAAAGCGCTAAAAAACTAGGGGCTACTTTTGCTGCCGCTTTCAGCGTACAGAAACTAGCGCAGTTTGGTAAAGCCGCCGTTAAAGCGTTTGTCGATGATGAAAAGGCTGCTTCACGTTTAGCTCTATCGGTTAAAAATCTTGGTTTAGCCTTTGAGACTCCACGGATCGAGGAGTTTATAAGTCAGTTATCTCGCGCCTCCGGCGTGACCGATGACCAACTTAGGCCAAGTATGCAAAAGCTCTTACAGACTACGGGCTCAGTCACTAAATCTACAGAATTACTAAGCCAAGCTCTAGACATAAGCCGCGGCTCTGGGGTCGATTTTGAGACAGTCGTACAGGACCTCTCTCTTGCATATGTAGGCCAGACACGCGGATTACGCAAATACTCGCTCGGCTTATCTCAGGCCGAGCTTAAAACTATGAGCTTTGCCGATGTACAAGAGAGACTTACTAAGCAATTTACGGGAGCTAATGCTACCTACCTAACTACTTATGCCGGCAAAATGGGCATACTATCTAACGCGGCTGGCGAAGCTAGCGAAACTATTGGTAAAAGTTTGGTGGACTCTTTAAGCCTTTTAGCTGGCGAAGGTAACACGGTGCAGCCTATAGCCGATGCTATGCAAAATCTAGCGACATATACGAGCGAAGTTATTACAGGCTTGGCTACGATGATCGCAGAGTTTAAGAAATTACCCGGCGTGGAAAAATATCTTACGGATATCTACCCTCAGATAGTTAAGTTTAGTTTGCCGGGTCAGATATTGGAAACAATACGGGGACTGGCCCCAGAGACTCCTCAACGTATGGGCGGTTACCCTAGCTCAGCGTTAGGACCCGGATACGTCGATCCTAACGAGGCAGCTCGTAAAAAAGCCGAGGCAGCCGCCGCCAAGCGCGCTAAAGAATTAGCAGCTGCAACGGCTAAAGCCGCTAAGGCCGAAAAGCAAAAGCTAGCACTGACTAAAGCAGCTGCCGTTTTTGATAGTACTCGGATCTCAATAGCTGCAGCTTTACAAGCTACATACGACAAAGAAACAAAGCTACGCCTCGAGGCTCTTATGCTGATCGAGGAAGACAAAGGCGATGCAGCTCTTAAAAAGATCGGCGAACTTGCGGCTTTTCAGAAAAACGCCGATATGCAGCGCTTAGCAGGGGTAACCGAAATTAGTAATGCTACTTTGCAATCTCTCAATACTCAGCTGCTCACAGAGCTTAGGATAGTAAATGAGAGCAAGATGGCCGAGGGCGATAAAGAGCTGGCACGTGAGGAGGCGTTTAAGAAATATAACGCTGCGATAACGGCTGCCGGTATCCTTATGGCTAAAGAGGCTTATAACGAGCGCGTACAGATCCAACTTACAGAGATCCAGAGATTATCCTCGATAAGTAAGACCGGTAACGCGGCCATTACATACGCACGATTAACCGAAACTGCAGAGCTTTCGATGATCGACCGAGTAGCCACGGCACAAAGGGCGGCCGACGATCAGCGCCTAGCGGCTCTTAGAGAATATCAAAATGCTCTTAGCCGAGTAGGTTTAGGAGGCGGTGCAAGCCTTGCCCCTAGCCCTCAGACACTTAAGGATCTAGGACCTCTTGGCGGTTTAGCAGCTGGCGTTATCGCTGGCGTTAATCCGGGTTACGTCACACCGATGCCTACAATAACCGAGCCTGCTCCTAATTACGGCTGGAACCCTACTATGGGATTTCCCGGTCAGAGCGTAGAGGTAACGATTAACGCTGGCGTAGGAGATCCCGAGGCTATTGCTAGAGCCGTCGAGGATCTACTTAATCAATCGAGCTACCGAGGTACCTCAGTTAATCGTGGCTCGGGTAACTATCTGCTATGAGTACGTGGCTGCCTGAATGGCGCATTATTGTAGGTACTACCGTCTACGATAACGTGCTCAGTGTAAATATGGCTACTGGCCGTGATGATATCGACCTGCAGTGCAACGCAGGCTACGCACGTATGGAGATTATTAACCTCGATAATTCGGCTTTCGATATCGACGTAACCGATGCTCTTACTCTAGAGCTTAAGAATAGCGCCGGCGCTTATGTGCCCGTTTTTGGTGGTGAGGTATCCGATTTTGGTATTTCGGTGCGATCTCCTGAGGAGACTGGCTTTATAACAATCGGTAATATATTGGCGGTAGGATCCTTAGCCAAGCTTACAAAAGCCCTATTTCCCGATGCCCTAGCTAAGGATACGGACGGCGATCAGATATACGACATACTTAACGAGCTGCTAATTAATTCGTGGTTTGAGGTAGCTCCTGCCCTACAGTGGTTTAACTATGACCCTACGACTACGTGGGCTAATGCAGAAAACGTAGGGCTTGGCGAGATAGATCAGCCTGGACTCTACGAGATGATCGCTCGATCAGCTGACCCGGCTATCAGTTATAACCTTTGCGCTCAAATAGCACAAAGCGCACAAGGCCAGATATACGAGGATAAAGCCGGGCGAGTCTGCTACGCCGATACCGATCACCGTACGCAGTATCTATCGACCTATGGTTATACGACTTTATCGGCTAATTATGCTATTCCCTCTACGGTTAAATCTATTCTCCAGATAGGCAAGATCCGTAACTCTTTAGTATTTAACTATGGGACTAATTACAATAGCCAAGCTACGGCCCTCGATGCTAGCTCTATTGCTAACTATGGCCGCTATCAGCGCAGCGTTACGACTAACCTCCATAACCTAGCCGATGTCGAGGACCTTATGGACCGAGAGCTAGGGCTAAGAGCTATCCCTAGAGAGCAGCTACAAAGCATTACCTTTAGGCTAGATAACTCAGAGCTACCCGATGCCGAGCGAGACAAGCTTATAGATGCGTTTTTTGGCGAGCCGGTAGTAATTAACGATCTACCTATAAATATGTTTAATGGCTCTTTTAACGGCTTTGTAGAGGGCTTTGCTATAAAGGCTACTCCGGGTTATGTCGATCTAACCCTAACTCTTAGCCCTACAGATTTCTCACTGGTCGCGCCACAGTGGGACACGGTTAGCCCGTCTAACCTAATTTGGACTGGAGTAAATGCTACTCTTATCTGGGAAAACGCTTTTGGAGGATTAACCTAATGGCAACTACTACACCTAATTTTAGCTGGCCCGTACCTACCTCGACCGACCTCGTAAAAGACGGCGCTACCGCTATCGAGGCTCTAGGTGATTCTATAGATGCCTCGCTTGTCGATCTTAAAGGCGGCACAAGCGGCCAAGTATTAGCTAAAAACTCTAATACCGATATGGACTTTATCTGGGTTACCGATGCAGCCGGTGATATTACCGGCGTTACAGTAACTAGCCCTCTTACCGGAGGAGGTACCTCAGGTACCGTTACCGTAGGTATTCTTAGCGGCACTACCTCAAATCTTGGAGCAGTGCAGTTATCAGACTCAACCTCTAGCACCTCTACGACTCTTGCAGCTACGGCTAATGCAGTTAAAACTACTTATGATTTAGCCAATGCTGCACTGCCTAAACTACTTACTTTTAACGCGCAGACAGGCACTACTTATACTCTTGTCGCAGGCGATGCAGATAAACTCGTAACTACATCTAATGGATCAGCGATAACGGTGACTATACCTCCAAGCGTGTTTAGTGCAGGGCAACAAATTAACGTACAAAGTATCGGCGTAGGGCTTACTACTTTTGCGCAAGGCGCAGGCGTAACCATTACCTCTACGGGATCAGGCACTTTAGGTAATGCTCCAAAATTGAGAGCTCGTTTTTCAGCTTGTACGATCGTATGTACGGCCGCTAACACGTTTACCGTATTGGGTGATATTGCATAATGAGCCCGATTCTAGGAATTATTGCCTCGCAAAATTATCCTCGCGTTTTTAATTTTGATGTCGAGTATTTAGTTATTGCCGGAGGCGGCGGCGGCGGTGGTGGTACGGCCGGAGGCGGCGGCGGCGGTGGATATAGGACCGCGGCTAATTTTACGGTGACAAGCGGAACACCTTTAGCTCTTACAGTAGGTGGCGGTGGTGCCACGGGTGGTAGTGGTTCATCTAATGGAACACAAGGCGGTAATTCGGTATTTTCATCTATAACCTCAGATGGCGGCGGTTACGGTGCGACTAATGCAACTCTCGGTGGTAACGGCGGCTCCGGCGGTGGTGCTGGCGGTAACGCAGCTATTAATGGCGGTACTGCAACAAGCGGTCAAGGTTCCAACGGTGGTAACGCTAACTCGAACGGCGGAGCTTTTGGTGCTGGCGGAGGCGGCGGCAAAAATGCCGTTGGTGGTACGGGAACAAATACCGGCGGCGGTAGCGGCGGAGCGGGTCTTGCCTCGTCAATTTCGGGATCGTCAGTAACTTACGCAGGCGGCGGAGGCGGCGGAGCCTTTACTGCTATTAGTCCATCTACAGGCGGCGCAGGCGGTGGCGGTAACGGCGGCGTGAGCGGTACGGCTGGTCAAGCCGGTACTACCAATCTTGGCGGAGGCGGCGGAGGCGGTGGCGGTAACTCAGCTAATGGCGGTAACGGCGGCTCAGGCATTATCATTATTAAATATCCTGATATTTACACCGCTACTTTTAGCGGCGGCGTTACTCAATCAACCCCTGCACCCTCCGGAGGATTTAAGATTTCTACAATTACCGCGGCAGGCGTATCAGACACAGTGAGCTTTGCATAATGGCACACTACGCATACATAGACGATACAGATACGGTCGTATTAGTTATTGTTGGTAAAGATGAAAATGAGCTTATAGACGGCTTAGATCCCGAAACCTATTACGCACAAGGTACGCCGTACATAGTCAAACGGACAAGCTATAACGGGAATATTAGATATAACTACGCAGGTATCGGCTATAAATACGATGAGGTTTACGATGCCTTTATAGCTCCTGAGCCCGAGTGTGGACATAAAGAGTTAATACTTAACGATTTAATGAGATGGGAGTGCTCTAATGCCGAGCACGATCTTAAAGAGTTATAACGGCTACCCTGCCTCAAAGGATCCGGACGAAATTAAAATTAAGGCTTACCCGGTAAAAGGTACAGACCGTAAACTTAGGTGCGCTGAGAGTGTGGGCCCACTCTTGGCGGCCTTTGCGGCTGAGTTTCACGAGCTAATAGAACCGATCGACGAGGGCACCTTTGACGATTGGGCTTACGCCTTTCGTATGGTGCGAGGTAC